TATTGATCGACTTCATGAAGTCACCTCCCGCTCCAACAGAGGCGGGGGTTATAAAGCGAATTGGCAACATATGATCTAGTGCTATGCTTTCATTATTGCGCTTAAGGATCTGGGCAAGATACGCATCTCGAAAACCAGCAATAACCGGAGGCAAACCCCATATGCCCATCTTAATATCGCTTAGATTGCCTAGCGAGAAGTGATGTACCATGTTGTCACTGAACTGAAATAAAGTTCCGGATCTCACCGACTGCACCAGACTCCATGGCACAGTTTCCATATACTTTTTATTGCCGTTTTGGATCTGCTGTATATCATTTGGCGGCACTTCATAGAAATAATCAGGCTTTCCGCCGTATTGGTGGGATACGATGCGTATTTGCTTAATAGGCCAGCGCTTAATGTAAATTTCGTTTTCCTGCAAAGTAGGACGATCGTCCGGATTTAAGCAAGTAGTGTGTTTATTACAGCTGCCACAGGTAAAGCTGAATCCATGATTAAGCGTAAATTTGTAATCTATGCTTTGAATTGGTTTGCTAGCTCCGCACTTATCGCAAGTCAGGAAGCGCTTGAATGGCGCCAGTACAGAAATACAGCTATTGCCGTATACCTTTACGTCCCTGCCAATCATGAACAATAAAGACTTAAGGTCTAGCTTTTCAATTAGAAACTTTTTGTACTGACTGGCCTTATCTTCATCGTCAGCAATTATGTTGATATCTGTGCCGGTAAAATATGAAACTACGTACTCGACAGCTTGAGCAAATGTCCTATTACTGTAGTACATAGTCTCCGCGACTTCAAAAGCTTCGTTGAGATTAGTAGGAAGGTGTAGCGAAGCATAGTCCAAGAATGGGCTTGGGGCATGTTCTGCATGCGACAGAGTTCGTCGAATTGACCCTTGGGGATTAGATGAAAAATCAGGCATATTATTCCTCTGTACCCATTACCTTAATCAACAGGCTTCTGCTGAACTCGTTGCCGCCAAGTACTGCCCAGTCGTGTGCGTTAAATCCATCTTCATCTTCTACATTAGGATCCATAATTGGATTGGCAATAACATAAAAAGATATTAAATAGTTTATTACAGCGGGATCGCTAAGGTATGCCGCCATCATAAGCAAAGTACGACCTCGCCTATCTCTAAGCTCAATCAACTTTGGAAACTTATCTAATAGCGTGTTTAGCGTAGGAAGATCTCCTCTGGCTACTGCTAAAACTAATACAGGAATAGCTTCCTGAATATTATTTACTTCGTTCATTGGGGTTTTCCTGCTGTTTTGTTTTACAATTACAACGGCAAGCGGGGTGGCAAGTCTTCACCTTTTCAAAAATTTCATCAGAGGCGGTTTTTACAGGCTGCTCCTCTGTCTCGTGCTCAATCACGCCTTTTTTAATAAATTCTGGGTCTAACATAGTATTTAAAAAAAGTTACTTGAAATTTTAATAATATTTGCTAATTTATAATTTACAATTTTTTAGCAAATATTATTGGTTTATTCTATCACTCTAAACACTACCGTGTATTTTTTGCCGACCTTGTCAAACAGCTCTATGTTTAGTATCTGACATCGTAAAGTAATGCCATTTACCTCACATTTGAACTCGGGTACGAACATTCTACCATCTTCTTTCAGTTCTGCGACAGGCGGAATCCATGGAGGATTGCCTGTTTTTTCATCTAAAGGCATTTCCAACATTAACCAACTTTGATTACCTCGATCAGTATTTGCAGGCTGATGAACGATATTTAAGCAATTGAGAGAAAGCTTAGCCCCATACCAATCAAGTTCGAGGGTAGTCGTTTTTGTAAACTTTGGAATTTTTTTAGTTCGGCGGGTAAAAGAAAGACCTTGGGGGGTAGGGTTCCCCCCAAGGTTCTTTTGATTTGAAAACAGCACGGTTTGTGTTGATGTTGAGCTGAGCTCAGTAGAGTCGACCTTTGGCTTCTTGTTAGGTGTAGTAGGGATAATACCCCCATTAATCAATGCTGGGGTAAGCCCTAATGGCTTTTTAAAGTTACGACTTTCTACTGCAGGAGGTACGGGGATATTTGCAACTATTGCCCAACCTTTATTATTGTCGGTTACCTTTACTGCGGTTTTACTGGCTGCAGGTCCACGTGCGACCTTCATGCCAAGTGGTTCGTTAGTATTTGGTCTTGGACTGTTGCTTTTGCTCATGTGTGATTTTAAATCTCAACTTTAGAAAGCTCCGGTATATTCTTCTATTTCCTGTAATGGGTCATTGAGCTTACTGGAATTATTGCTGTTAACACCGAAGTGGTTATAGCCTTCTCTTGCTAGAGTTTCATAGATTTTTTTACTAGCAGATTCTACAGGGAGACAGCATACGACATTTTTGCTCATTCGCAACTGAACTTTAGTGGAATTGTTCTTATGATCCTTATCATTTTGAGAAACAGATCCTACGATTTTTTCCAAATCTTCCAGGCGAATAATCCCCGTGCTATACATAAGCAACAAAGAGTGTTCCGGTCTACGGCGCTTCAGATAGTCCGAATCCACATCAATATAGATGGTCTGAGGATTTTCATGCAGGACACCATCAATTGGAATAAACTTATTAAACCTTCCGGATTCATCAAACTTTGGCAAAACTCCCATGGCCAAAGCCGCTTTAACGGGGAACATTTCTGCCTCTAATCTCTTACCTGAATAGCGATTAGGTACAGGCCAATCAAAGTCATTAATTAGATTGGTATAGTGTCCCGTAGCCGATGAATTCGTTTTCAGGATCTCGACTATATTTACAAAGAAATTCTCGAGAATTTTCCTACAATTATCCAGTGTTCGAATACTTAGAAAGATAGGCAGATTCATCATCAGCTGATCTCGACTGGCCGTGGGGTATCCGCCCGATTTCGAAGGGGTACTAGAAGCTGTAAACATAAGCGAAGCCATGGTATGGTGAGCCATAGTCACTGAAGACTCTTGACAACAGAACCAATGGTGATCCAGAGTGTAGGGCCACTTGCTGTTCTTACTTGGCCTGCGCCATTTTACTACGCATTTTTCATCAACATTTATCGAGGTACGCATAATGTCATACGAGATTTTAGTGCCTATGGTGCGATTGCTCCAAAAGCTTCTCTCAGTATCATGATAATGCTTCGCCACTGCGGCACAAATAGTTTGCATATCGTTGCGTTTATCCGACACCAATTCTTGAAGCGTGTAGGATTGATCTCGTGAAGCATGAGCCAAATCCTCAATAAAGGTTCTGCCATTTGGGAAATCAAGATATCCAAAAGCCAAACATTTAATGATTTCTTCGGGTCGACACTTAAAGCCCTGTGTGTTGTAGTGCCTTATTGTTCCGTTTGATTCATTTTTATTGAGTTTGCTGTTATGTCGCAAACTTTTGAGCATTTTTATGCTTTGCACGGATAGCCTGACACCTGCTTTCTTGAGATCCTCAGACGAGCACACCATGTATTCGCTATCCCCAAGTTCCAGATTATTGGAAATCTTAGCTCTCACAAAGCCCACAACGCCACCTGCTCCGTTAGCTGCCGAATTATTAAGTCCGACGACTATAGGGTAATATAGCATGCTACCAATAATGAACGGGCTAGGATTGTTGCTCGCCAGATTATCCGGCAATAGCGGACCATTCTCGACGGGATTAGTCCATCTGTTACAGCGGCTCAGAGGAGTAGTATTTGGATGTGGACCTGCCTGATTGAATTTGTTGAAAGTGTTGAAAGTGTTAATGTCTATAAAGTAATTTTCTAGTGTTATATGGTACAGCATAAGATAAAATTAAAGATAGGGGGATGCTAACAGCCCCTCCCCCTTTATCTTTATTCCTTTTTTAAAAGTTGATACGGATGGTTTTGCCGTAGGGGGGATTAACCGAAGAATTGATTATCCAGATAACATCAAACCCAGGATCACTACCAAAATCGCCATAGCCATCAGTGAAGTAAACAAGTACATCTACATCCGGCTTATGCTCCTTTAAATGACTCATCACCGGCACAAATGAAGTGCCACCACCGCCTTTCAATGAGGGGATTTGCTCATTTGGCTGTACCCATTTCGCATTATGTACTTTTGCATCTGCTTCTAACAAATAGACAGGCACCTTGTACATATTACGAATGGCATCCATCTCTGTTATACCCTTGGCTATGTCGTTAGCGGACATAGATCCAGAGGTGTCAACAGAGAATGCTATGCTAGGTTTCTTCTTTCCAATTCGACTAGTCATGATAATATCTTTATACAGATATCGTCGATTCGGCGGAGTGAAAGTGTGCCGACTCTTGCTACTCATACAAAACTTGTTTCGCAAGTAATAAGCCAGCACCTCGTTCCAAGCAATTTCTGGATTCAGCAGCTTGTCAATCTGCCGCTCCATAAATTCTGGGCAGCTGCCAGCCATGCGACTGCGAGTAGCAGCTTCGAGTCCGGCTTCTGCCCACTCCTTGGCATTCTGAGGTGTGTCCTCAGAGGCTGTTCTAATATCCTGACCTGATGGTTCATCTCCTGGCTCAAAGTTCGCCAAGTCGTTGCCACTCTGAATATCACCCTGATCTGAGCTTTTACCAGATAGACCACCTTTTCCCTTCAAAAAACACATATCAGGGTTGTTCTTGACCAGCAGCTCGTAAATATCCTCTGTAGTCATCGTATTGTGGTTAACTTCAAAATTAAAAACCTTACTGTGGATGTACTGCGATAAATCCAAACTTATGTTTTTATTGCTGAAGTGATCCTTTAGCATCTCGTTGATGAGCACATCGCCAGCTATATTCCATAGATCTGCTTGACGTCCACCTACCCGGCTGTGATGATCCAACAACATATGCATGACTTCATGGGCCAGCACAAAATGGAGCATGTTGTCATTCAAGGAGGTGAAGAATTCCAGATTGAATAAGATGTTGCCATTGCGATCAATGCAAGCAGTGGACACCCTCTTGTCTTCGGTCAATCTGACGTTGCATTTCTCAATCAGAAATGCCCAGAAAGGAAAATCCTGGAACATTCTGAACATCGATCTGTTCAGTCGCTTTTTGGCGGTCTGAACTCTTATTGGATCAATTTCGGTTTTCAACATTATTCAACCTCGAATGGCACCAAGAGGCTACGGTGCTTAGAAAGCCAGTTCTTTGCATTCTGAGACTTCATAACGGCCAGCATAAACTTCTCATTCCTCTGCTGCAGTAAACCACCAAAATATAGGCTGCTGATCTCAGGGCGAATACCCATCATTACGTTTGCGCCCTTATCAATTATATTGATATTGCGCAGAGCTCGATAAAGAATATTGCTAACGACCGCATAGGTCACAGACAGTTTGTTGGGACCGTCTTGGTATGTGGTTTTGCCCTCCAGTAGATCGTCGATGTTCGGCATTACTTTGATTTCATTGCAGTATTGCATAAACCAGTTGGCTGCGCCTTTGCCAATAGCCCCCTCAATAGCTTCACGCTCGCTGATGTTGCATTTGAGAAGGCGAGAAACCATGGTCCAGCCACGAGGAGTCGGGAAGTTGCCATACTCGTCCTGAGGATCAGAGTACAGGTGCTGACCGCTGGTACTGCTCATGAAGCCAAGCACATTCTCGTGAATGTAGTTATTCATCGCCCAATTGCGCCACTGGTTGAAGTCCGGCTGCATCTCCAGAATCACAAAACGATTACGGAGAGGAGCAGAAAGCGGATTAACGTGGGCTTTGTGCGATGACTTGTTGCCACAAGCCACGATCCACCAGCCGTCACCAAGCTTGTGCGGACCACAGCGACGATCCAGGATGAACTGCAGAGCAGCATTCTGGACACTGGGGTCAGCGGTATTCAGCTCATCAAAGAGGACTATACCCTTACCGCTAGTCGGTAAAAAGTCAGGCTTTGCCCACTCAACACTGAACTCGGTGCCATCACCTTTGCGGTTAATAACTGGCATGCCTCGCATGTCCACCGGCTCCAACATAGAAAGACGAACGTCCTTAACCTCGTCGCCTTCTGCTGCAGCCTTGCAGATCTCGGACTTACCAATACCGGGACCACCAAAGATGAGAAGAGGAACGTTAGCGCTACGATACTGCTTAAGTTTTTCGATATAGTTGACTGATGCTGTCATTTGTTTTTAATCCTGTTTTTATGCGTGGTATACGAATTCATCAGCAGAGGCCCACTCTGCGGTAGGAACAATAGAACCCTCTATTAGAAGAAAGTAATGTTTAGCTGACTCGTCTTTTTTTATTTTGTTTTTGTACTCCGATACTTCAACCTGTGCCATTTCTCGAGACTCAACTGAATTAGCCTCAACACTAGACTCTGTCTCCCAATGATATGGAATCTTTAACAGTATCAGCCCCGCCTTGTTGGCTGTTTTCTGATTTAATGCTGTTGTCATCAGTTGCTCCGGTATCTTTAATGATTGAAATTAAATTATCACAGCTGTCTAAAAAGTATGAACACTCCTTTGTGTAGTTCAAAACGGCGATTGGACTTTTGGAGTTATTTGACGTGAATACTGCCGCAACATTGATAATTTCTTTCTCATCCTTCTCCAAGCTTTCCCAAGTTCTGTAGTGAGAATTGCCGGATACGAAAGTCTCTTTAACAAAGGTTGTTTGAAACACGCCCATACCGAAAAAGTCTACAATTCGATTAGCATGCTCTATGGTAATATTCTGTCCGTCAGCACCCCCTATGATCTGATCATAGGTGCAAACGTCAAGTCCTACGACCTTGCGAATTTCTTCGGCGGGTAGTACTTTGGCTTTATCTACAGCCCTAATTACACAAGCAAGATAGTCTGAAAGTATCATATTATTCTTTGATTCCTAAATGTAAGGGTGATGTCTGTAGCTGGGAAAAATAAAACCCACCCCACACAACATGCATGCATGCTATATGGGGTGGGATGAGGTGCGAATAGTGTAAATTAAGTCTTACTGGACTCCAGTTCTACAACAGGGGTTATCTGTGCAGGGGTTTTCAATTCTACTACCAGCGGGGCTTTTTGATTTGGAGTCTCGGCAGAACGCGTTTGCTGCCGAAGCTCTTCAATATTTGGAATCTCGAAACCCAATTGCCTCGCTGCTATATGGCTTTTGTGCTGCGTTTGGAAAGTATCCATACGCCGACCCATGAGGAAACAGTCTTTATGTTGTGGCACTACATATCCATCTACATCCATAACAAACCAAGGAACACAATCTTTGAATGCCTTGATTTGTATTGGACTTAGTAACAAAGGGAGACTTCTCTGATTGACTCCGAGCATTTCGATCGGTTGTTCAATAGTATCAGAAACAACCTTAATCAACTTACCAAGCATGCCCTGCTTCTTGCCGAAGTCGGACATCATGATTTTTGGATCACAGCCGGCATTTAAATACATTTGCCAAGGAGTAATCGCATAACTATGCACCAACTCTCTTGTGCGCAAGTATGCTGGACTCATTAAGCCGCCCATCCCTGAGCAAATAAAACTCAAGAATGACTCGACTACATTTAAAGCTATATCTACTTTGCCACACGATTTAGGTACCATAAGAATTGGCTCATTCACCCAAAATTTGGGACTTCTAAAAGCCTCATTAATTAGGTAAGACTTGTATGCCAGGCAGGCAAGTGCTGGGAGTCCTGACACCACCATTCTAGCCCTTTGAGCCGCTTCTTCATTACTGGTTTTAGCTAGTTCCTTTAGCTCGACTTGCTCTCCATCGAAGAACCATTTAGGTGCATCCTGTTTTTCCAAATTAATGCAAGATGCCACGCTAGTGAAGAAATTAAGATGCTTATCTTCACCTTCTGTCCAATGGTGGAAAAGACAGTAAGCTTCTGAAATACCGTTGGGCATGCGCATGATGAGTGCGCATACCGTGGTATCTGCTGAACCAATGAACAAAGCATTTCGATGCCTAAATTTTTCGGCATATGAAACACCCCACTCATTGATGTAACCGTATGCCTTTGTAATAGACAACGGCTTGACGACTGCTTCCTTGCAGTGTCTCATTATTTCACCTCTTTTTAGTAAAAGCCGCCGACGATTGTAGATCGGCGTAAGTTTTATGGCCTCAGTACGCCATGAACGATTCATGGCGAAACAGGACCAAGTTATTTTAACTCATTTAAGTGGCTATTTAAGCGCAGGCAGGTCCACATCAAGTTTGCGTTTTTCCCCTAAATCTTCAAGTACAAGCTTGCCTGTATCAGTTACCTTGAGTCGATACCTGTACAACCATTTGCCTGTATTGCTGGTAGAGGTAAGAACACATATCATCGCATTCTTGGACTTACCGTAGAATGAAGGCTCAACGACCATAGAAATGCCTTTATTGTCCTTTGGAAAGACGGCCTCGGCTTCCATGGGATCTATTTCGTGAAAATTAATTTTCAAATCACTTCTCTCAGTTTCTTAAATAAGGCTGCTGCTTCTCCTGCTCCTGCCCCATTCCGGTTAATATACATACATTTAAATGGAGGACCGTTTTTAATGTTGAGATATATTCTACCGGATGGGTTAGATGGCATAAAAAAAGTGATGGGTACAAATTCTTTTATACCCACTATCTGCATTGTTTGCAGCTTTACGGGATCTCGGACCTCGACATCTTCTACTTCACAACCATATAGAATTTTTTCCCCTGCGGCATTTTGCGCAAGCCATTTAGAATTGCTTAACCAATTTTTGAAGTCTGGCCAATCCTCTTTTGGCATTCCGTGCAAGTATCTACTCCAGCCAGCTTCAGGTGAAGCAAATCCTCCAGGGGTAACAACATCTTCAATAAGTAAAGGACCAGGTAATACAAAGTGCATTATCTTTAGCCGCTTATTGAACTCTTTAGCATATAGCTCAAAGAGGCTGATTGGAATACGCAGATACATGTGCAAAGTGTTGACAAAAAACAAGCTGTAGTCTTTAGTCCAACTTTGCAGTTCATCCTGAGGTTCGACTGCATCTTCCTGCACCAGTTCGGTGCTTAAAGGAGAAGATGCTGCTTTTGCCGGGGTGAATATTCTATTAGTAGAGTTGTCCACAACCGTGCACTTTACTCTGCGGTTTTAACTACTTCAAGAGGTGCATTTGTCGCTGTTGTTTCAGTAGTCTTTTCGTTTTCTTGTTGAGCTCGCATAAGCATCAGCTGTAGATTGTTATGAATGACTCGGAGAGATCCAAGCGTATCAGCTGCGTCTTGACCACTAAGGACGAAGCTCTGAGCGGTGTCGTGCATGACACCTAGTTGAGTGCGCACCTTGGTAGTGACTTTTATTTCTAGTAGTTCACCTTCACCCTCTGGATTGGGCATACGGGTAAAACAGGTGCTTTCATTTAGTAACGATACTTGTTTGTTATTTTTGGTCTCTGACATTTTTTAGTTCCTTATAGGGGTTAGTTGTTCTAGCTGCCATATACACTGACAGCGCATCATATACGTGTTCGTTCTTTCCTTCTAGTACTTGCCCTCGTTTTCCTTTTACCCATCCTTCAAAGTTTGGAAATAAAGTCTTTACGGAAATTTTGACATCTTCTTTAGAGGCTGACATATTACCGGTAGCTGCACGTTTAGCCTCAAACGGAGTCACGAGAGTAGTAGGGATTTTGAATCCATCTACAACAGCGCAAGCAGCACCTCTGGCAATCGCCATACTTTTAGCTGCTTGAGCGCTCTTTGATCCACCTGTAGGACACTCTATAAATATATGACATGGAGAGTACTCCATGAGAAGTTTCTCTAAAGATTGTGCCAATTCTGTAGTTCTGCGCCACTCATCGTCTGATACTCGCATCTTAGCCTTTTTCAGTTTTGCTTTATCTGTCTTCTCTGTATGGATGGTGTCCACATGAAGAAGTTCATCCTCAGTAAGATTAATAGCAAGAACTGCTACGCCAGTATTGGCAAGAGCTAGATCAAGACAAACTATGAGCGGTGCATTATTCATTATATATTTAGATCATTATTATCAGGGTCGCTATCGTTGTCAACTTTGAAGTCTTTTGATTCTGGCATTTTTTTATTTTTCATCCCAAGTTTAGCTTGAAAGAACGGATCTAATAAATTCATGTAGGTATTTTTGAAGATATATTCTGCATTAATGCCTTCAACGGGATCAAAAACTACAAATGGAAATGAACCCTCTGGTGAACCGCTTTTTTTAGAAGAGGTAGGATTAAACGGAATTATTTGCGCAATAATGTCTATTAAGGATGAGGGATCTATTTTGGTATCAAACACCATAATTGGTTTAATGCTAATCCAAATGGGTTTACTATTAATCGGAATACCCGTATATACAATCTGATCTCCAAGCGCGTGTTTATCTACGATATAGCCTAGGGCTTTTTGCTCGTTAACCGCAAATTTACCAATAAAGTTGTCGCTCATTCTAGACCTCGCTTAAAGCTTTTGAGTACGTTTTCTGCGGCATTGTTGACTGGAGAGTCCATATACTGTTTGAAGCTGTTAACCCTGGCTATAGCTGCCTGATGCCACATACGAATAAGGACATCACCTAGATTCTTTAGAACCCAAGTGCGAGCTTGCCAGGACAGCTCGGTAAATCCAGATGCAGTATACGCCTCTTCAGGGGTAGCGTGGCTGATACCTTCGCGAGATAGTATGTAGCGCATGGCCACAACAGCCTTTTGCATCTCTTCCTCAGAAATCTGCAAGTTCTGTGTAGAGACGTATGTGTCTACGTGTTGAATAAGATTGCACATACCCACAAATGCGCCAGGTATACAATTAATGATGTCATGCTGAGGAACATAGCTTTCATTAGCTGACATCACGCCGCGAGGACTAACCGACAACATATGGTTAGTATTAAACGGAAGAGCCATGTTAACTGGAATATCTAAGCTTCTTCGGAAATCTTCTTCTGACATATATTTTTTCCTTTGATGGTGATGCTGACACGAGCAGGTAGATTTATTTCAGTCGAGGGCTGTGTACCTCTAGGGCACGAATCATACCCAACCCAGCATTTAGAGCAATCCGTTGTAAGAAATTGTAGGCAATTTTTCTTACGTTCTTTCATCAGCTTGAGATTAAACGCCTTTTGCTTTGGGGTAGCTCTTAGCAAACCTACTGAATTATCTTTAACGTTAAAACTGGCGGTAGTGTGCCCTACATGTGCATTAAATTGTAATAGAGAGGCGGCATCGGGATATATCAGCATTTGTAGCTGAACTGCTTCCCTGGGGTCCGATAGCTTTATTCGCTGCTTATCTACCTTGTAGCGAGCTCCTAGCGCATGAGACATACGGCTGAAGGTCTTGGGAACCTTCATGTACATATCAAATCCTGCCGCAGGCCCGTCTAAAACTCGTATACGATAGCAACCTAGAAAAGAACTGGAGTCGTCTAGGTGCTCCGCAATAGCGCAACTCATCCAGCCGAGCTCCTCAGGCTTTCCTGAGTAGAGCAGTACAGACTCATCAAGAACTCGCTTACGATTACCTGCTACCTGCCAGCAGATAAGGTCTTTTATTCTTTTAGTTATCAGGCATCCGAGAAAGGGCTGTAAAAGATTTCTGCCTATTTCTGCCTCACAGCCAGTAACCTTTCTGGCTGTGCGAATAAGTGCAGCAAGATTCTCTTGACTCAGAGGCTTACCAATAATATCAATCTTTTGTCTAATTAGAATATTATTGAAAGCCGTTACCGCTTCTACGCATTGGTCGGGACGATTGTAGATCGGCTTCTTGGGTGGTTTGAAGCCGGTCTCCAAGTCTTTAATTTTATAGTCTTTGCTGACCGGCAAGAAAGATTTATCGTACATCACCCCCCCAGTACGGCGAGGATCTCTGTAGCCCTCATGATCAGATACCCATCAGGCATAGGAACTTCAGAACCTGAGAATGCTGTAAATAGAACTTCGTCTCCTACCTTGACGTTGGGTACTGGCAGTTTACGAACCTTTAAATTCTCACAACTGCCTATCTTGATCACGGTGCCTCGCTTAGACTGATAGTCCTTGCGGTCGTCTGGCACGATGATTCCTGCCGCTGTTGTCTCGGGGGCCTTCCACTTGCGAATCACGACAAAATCGTGGAGCGGTTGAAACGTATCGAGCATTTCCTTTTCTTCAAGTCGTGGCACTATTGACATTGTTTTGTTCCTTTCGTTTACGCCATGCTTCTTTTATTCCAGCACTCATTTTAGCTTTGACCTCAGGATCTGCCCAGTTAGCTTTTGATGCAGCACTCCGTCTAGCTTTAACCTCAGGATCTGCCCATTTAGCTTTTATTCCAGCACTCATTTTAGCTTTGACCTCAGGATCTGCCCAGTTAGCTTT